TAAGCGTATGCCGCTAAGTGTGCAACAGGCAGTGCAGAGTGTTCGCGGTACTGATAACGATGGTCTTGGTGCTCTTGGCGGCTTTAGCCTTAGCAATAATGTTTGTGGCTATAGTAAGGGCTTCGTTGAACACGGTTTTGTTGTTGGTGTTTTGTGTATACGGCAGCATCATACATATCAGCAGGGTATACCCAAGATGTTTCAGCGGCATAGCCGATTTGATTACTATGATCCGATTTTAGCTAATATTTCTGAGCAGCCCGTATATAAGAGTGAGATATATGTTGATGATACATCTGCCGCACTTGATGATACTGTTTTCGGCTATCAAGAAGCTTGGTATGATCTCCGATCTCGTCCCTCTACCATCGCTGGCGATATGCGTTCCGCCTCTGATACATCGCTCGATATATGGCATTATGGCGATGATTACTCCGTAGCGCCTACGTTGTCGCAGGCATTTGTTGAGGAGTCACCGATATTTGTTGATCGTACTATTGCCGTACCGAGTACTTCGCTCGATCAGTTTATATTTGATATATACTATCAGCAGAGCGCGGTTCGCTGTCTGCCTACGTATTCCGTTCCTGGGCTTGTTGATCATCATTGATTTTTTTGCTTTTCTGCTTGGCTCAATATTGGTTACATTATCCTCGGGGGCGTAAGCCTCCGAGGAAGAAAGGAAAATAATATGGCTGGTGGTATTAATCCCACATTAGATACCCCTTATGCTATTGATCTTGGCCCGATGATTACATCGGCGTATCAATCTATATCCGATTGGCTTACCGCTCCCGCCGAAGGTCGCTCACAGCGCGAAGCGCAGAACCTTGCGGATATTAATCAGTCCCTTGCGGATAAGGCTAACGCATTTTCGCAGGCTGAGCGCCTTGCCGCGCAAGAGTTTAATCTTTCTGCTATGCGTGAAGCTAACGCTTTTTCTGCCTCCGAGGCTGCTAAAGCTCGTGAATTTTCCCGCGATGAGGCCGAAAAAACTCGTGCTTTTAATAAGTTGGAAGCACAACTTAACCGCGATTTTCAGGAGCGTATGAGTAATACAGCATATCAACGGAGTTTTGCTGATATGAAAGCCGCTGGCTTGAATCCTTATCTTGCTTATTCCTCTGGCGGAGCTAGTAGCCCTACTGGCTCGGTCGCCACTGCGGCAAACCCCGCGAGTACCTCCGCGCGGGGTGTTGCCGCCTCCAGCTCCGCAAGCCGTGCCGCTCAAGCCTCTACCAATGCGCATAGCTATGGCAATGCTATTATGGATGCGGTTGGCGATATCGCGCGTACTGCTTTTAATATCGCTTCCATTTATTACGGCGGCATTACATCAGCCGCCGCGAAAGCTAATGCGGCTACAAATGCCGCAAATGCGATTATCGGCGAAGGTCGCGCCGACAGTTATGCGCAATGGGTAGATTATTACGGTCAGCTCGTTAGCGGCAAAAATCGCCGCCGTTAGGCGGCTCGCGCGTTAGCGCGTTGCGCGGAGGGCGTAAGCCCTCCGCGCTTTTTTGATTATTATACTTGATATATGTAAGACAGGTGACACTATGCGCTGTTTAACTCCTGTTGCCGTGCCTGGTACTACGATGTATGTGCCCTGCGGCAAATGCTTTAATTGTGCGATAAATTATTCAAATACATGGGCACTTCGTATCATGCACGAGGCAAGCCTTCATGCAGATAATTGCGTGATTACGCTCACATATTCGGATACTGATGGAGATCTTCATTATCGCGATGTGCAGCTATTTCTGAAGCGCCTTCGGAGGGTTATAAGCCCTCAAAAAATTCGTTTTTTTTGTTGTGGTGAGTACGGCGGCAAGCATAATCGGCCGCATTATCATATTATTATTTTTGGATGGATTCCTCCCGATCTCGTCCCGCATGGCAAATATTTTGGATCGGATATGGTTGTTAGACTTTGGAAAAAAGGTTTTGTAAATATTGATTATGTGAATTTTGATACTGCAAAATATTGTGCAAAATATCTAACTAAGCTTGATCCCCGCTCACATGAGGTACGACCTTTTGTGCATATGAGTTTGAAGCCTGGTATCGGCGCTGGATTTGTTACTCCCGATATCTTATGCCTTGATAGATATTATATTTCTGGTAGATCGTACTCGATCCCAAAATATTATTATAGATTTCTTGCTAAGCATGGCTATAATGTAGAAGTCGCTCTTGATCGGCGGCGAGAGATCGCTCAAAATCTTAATGCTGATATACGCACTCCCGCCGAATTTGCTCATGATCGCGAGGTGCAAAAAGTGCGTCAAAAACAGTTATCCACAATTTCGACATAAGTTTTCCACCGAGTTTTCCACAGGTTTTCCACCGATTTTTGTCAGTTTTCCACCGAGTTTTCCACCGCCCAAAAAACCGAAAACCGTTGCACCGCAAGCACTTTCGGAGTTTTCCACAATTTTACGATGTTTACTACTACTACTACTACTAATAAATACCTTATAATAGGATTTATCCTATTTTTTGGCTTAAAAATTTTTATGAGAAAATCGAAAAAACCTATTGACTAATGCATTCTATTGTGATACAATAGTATCAGAAAAAGCCGAGAGGCATGGAGGTATTTTATGTTTGCAGTTGTTTTTGATGGCATCGTTTCTAAAAAGCTTTATTATAGCTATAAGTGGGCTATTCGCTATGCTTATTCTATTCGCTCTAAGCATTCCGAGGTCGTTGTTTACGATCTCGAACGCGATTTAGGTGAGGAATTTCAAGGATGTTTTTGGCCTGAATTTGATGTTTTTCCTGGCCGTAAGATTATGTATGCTTCTTATGTTGTTCCTTGCGGCCCTTATTTTTGGAATCATACTATAAAATATTATTTAAGTCAGGAGGTGAAAATATGGAAAAATGGATTCGTACCCGGCCGCGCGCTCAGGTGACTGTGCCGCGCTACGTAGATGAGCATTATCTCGATAGCAATGGAGAGCTTGCCCTTAAGCCTGTGCAAAAGGATATGCAGGATTATATAGAGAGTAGCCGCGAAACATCATTGCAGGCGATACTCGATAAGCTCGGCAATCTTAATGATGATGGCTACATCAATCCCGCTGATGATTATATTGCTGATGTGGTCGGCACTCGCTCCGCCCTCGATCTTATGCTTGAGGCTGATAGCGTGCTTGATGGTATCCGGCAGGAGTATGGACTTGTTGGAAAGTCTCGCAAGCAAGTTGTTGATTTTATTCGCGGTAAGGCTTCAACTACTTACGAGGCGTGGAAAGCCGAACAGGCACAGCAGAACGCTCCAAAAGAGCCTGATACGCCGCCCGCTGAATAAAACCCATTTCCTTATTCAGCAATCCAGCTTTAGCGTGAGGGGGGCATCGGGGGGGATGGCTACCCCCCCGGTACAGCTAAGTTCAGTTTAGAAAGGAGGTGCGCAGAAGTGAGAAGGCGCGTTAAGCTCCGCCGCAAGGCTAACAAACGCAACTTTCGCCGCACTGCTCGTAAGGTGCATTCTCGTAATCTTCCCCGCCGCGTAATGCGTGGCGGTATTCGTCTTTGATAAGGAGTATTATTATGCTTTATAAGTTTTACACGATTTACGATCGCAAGAGCGGTCTTTATGGTACGCCGTTTCTCGCGATCAATCATGAGTGCGCAAAAAGAGATTACCAGCGCATAGTGTCATCTCAGTCTAACGAGTTTATAGCCCCTGATCTTGAGCTCTATTTTATTGGCGATTGGTCGAGCGAAACAGGCGTGTTTGCTGATGGTCTTACTAAGCCCGAGTTTATTGTAGGTGCTATAAATGAGTAATAAGCAATTTTCCACTGTTCCCTCGATTCATGCAAGCCGATCCCGCTTTGATATGTCATTTGATCATAAGATGAGCGGCAGCGTAGGCACACTTTACCCTTGCTACCTGCAGGAAATATATCCTGGCGATACTTTTAACTGTCGTGCTAACATTGTTACGAGGCTAACAAGTACCTATTTACGTCCCGTGATGGATAATTTGTTTATGGATATGTATTTCTTTTTCGTCCCTTCCCGCCTCTGCTATGATAAATGGCAGCAGGTTTTTGGAGAAAACCGTGAAAGCGCCTGGGCGCAGAAAGATGAGGTACTTGTGCCTACCGCTACAAGCGGCACTATTACTATCAAATCCGTTGGTGATTATCTCGGTTTGCCTGTTGGTACTGTACCTGCTGGCATCAATATATTGCCGTTTAGAGCGTTTGCCCTTATCTATGATGAATGGTTTAGAGATGAAAATCTTTGTGAGCCTATGCTCGTCCAAAAAGATTCGCGTACATCCTCCGAGGATTTTAATTCTAACGCCTGGGGTCCTGGTAATTATTTTGGTATGCTGCCAAAAGTAGCTAAGTTCCGTGATCTATTTACTTCTTCGTTACCTGCTACCCAAAAAGGCAAGGATATAACTGTGCCTCTCGGTTCTTTTGCACCTGTTGTGCCTCGATCAGATCAAATACCCGGACGCATGGTATCTTATGGCGATGATCATATTATATTTAATTTTAGCGGCGGTAGCGGTAATAACGTCCTCGGTACTACTACTGAGGTCGCATCTACCACGCTCGGCAGGCTCGGCGCTAACAATACCATTACTATCCATGATGATTATGATATAATCGGCGGCAACCTTTACGCTAATCTTGCCGCCGCCGAAGGCGGCCTTAACGTGCCTGAAATTCGTTACGCATTTCAGTTACAAAAAATCCTTGAGCGTTCAGCTCGTGCTGGCACTCGTTATACCGAGTATATACTCTCGGCGTTCGGCGTTCAGTCTCCTGATGCGCGGTTGCAGCGCCCCGAGTATCTCGGCGGTAAGCGTATGCCGCTAAGTGTGCAACAGGCAGTGCAGAGTGTTCGCGGTACTGATAACGATGGTCTTGGTGCTCT